ATTCGTGAAGAGCCTGAGTTGGATAAGACAGCGAGCGCCCCTGAAGATGTCGAAACCGTGTCAGTCAATCAGATTAAATGCCATCCTCTCAACCCACGAGAGGGCGATATCGGGCAGATAATCGAGTCCCTCACCCATATGGGTCAATACCGTCCCATCGTGGTCAATAAGCGCACGGGCAATTGCTTATCAGGTAATCACACGCTGACCGCGGCAGTTCAATTGGGATGGGAGAAGATTGCCGTTCATTGGGTTGATGTTGATGATGAAGAGGAAATCAAAATTCTCATCGTGGACAACCGCACTTCAGACCTTGCAACCTACGACCCAACCGAGTTGAACAAAATGCTGACCTCAACGATTCTCAAGGGAACTGGATTCTCACCTGAAGAGGTAGGAGAGATTCTTGCGGGTGGCAAGACAAAGCCTGGTCATAACCCGATTGGTCGAACAAACATTCGAGTTGGCAAATACTCAATGCGGGTTCATACTGAGGACCTAAACGAGTGGGCTAACGCAGTCTATGGATGGAAAGACATAGCGATGATGTTATTGATTCCAGTAGAAGCGTGTACCGTGGAGGATAGGTAATGAGAAAACTATTGGCAAGACCATTTTGGTTCATACATGACCAAGCCGATTGGTTTAACCGAGTTGGGTGCTATATCGCCTACGGTAAGAATTGGCGCAATGTTGGATGGGAGTACGGAGATTCCGAATGACATTCTTTGCAATCTTTTTCAGTCTTTTAGGTATTCTTTTTGTCCTATGGATGGAAAACAACAAATAAACTGAGGTAATATTAGAAGATGGCTACTAAGAAAGCGGCTCCCGCTAAAAAGACAGAGAAGGCTCCACAAGGACGCAAGACTTTGCTGACCCCTGAACTTCAGGACCAGATTGTTGAGTTGATTCGATTGGGTAACTATGCCCAAGATGCGGCTGGAGCCTGTGGCATTAGCGAGGCTACTTACTACAACTGGTTAGACCGAGGCAAAGTTGAAGCGGAGCGACTCAAGTTGTCTGAGAACTCTAAACCTAAAGCCGAGGAAAAGCCTTTCCTGGAATTTTTAGAGGCAGTAGAAAAAGCGAGACGGGAAGCAACGGCTCGCAATGTTGCGGTGATTCAGAAAGCGGCTATTGGGGGAACCTGGCAAGCCGCGGCATGGTGGTTAGAGAGAACTCGCCAGAATACATTCGGACGCAAAGAGCGAGTTGAGCATACTGGGGCAGAGGGCGGAGATATGAAGATTTCCGTAGAGATGGGAGACCTAGAGGACAAGATTGCTCAGGTACTCGCTACTCGTGAAAAGTAATGCGCTTAGTTGATAAAGTCCTCACCGCTACTCCGCAGGAGCGCCGCCAGATTTATGCAATGCTCACACCTGATGAGCGTAATGCTCTTGCAGTCATACTCGATGCCGAAATTAAAAATCCCTGGGCAAGATGGGAAAACGACCCAGTTGGGTTCATCGAAAAAGGATTAGGCGAAACCATCTGGTCCAAACAGCGCGAGATTTTGGAATCAGTACGAGATAACAAGAGAACGACAGTTCCAGCGTGTCACGCTCCAGGAAAGTCTCACCTTGCCGCTCGTGCAGTCGCATGGTGGATTTCGGTTCATCCTCCAGGGACAGCGATTGCGATTACTACAGCATCGACCTTCAAACAGGTTCGAAATATCATGTGGGCTGGTATCCGCCGAGTTCATATTGCCCATGACTTACCAGGCGAGATTTTGACTACCGAATGGAAAATGGATGACACGGTAGTTGCCTATGGATTCCGTCCAGCCGATAACAATGAAGCGGCAGTTCAGGGTATCCACGCACCGCACCTGCTAGTCGTAGTTGATGAAGCGGGTGGTATTTCAGACAAGATTGGTTCAGCCCTTGAAGCGCTTATGACGGGTGGACACACACGCCTCCTAGTATTGGGTAACCCACCGACAGACCAAGAGCAGACATGGTTCGAGCGAATCTGTAGTTCGCCTCTGTACAACACGATTCCGATTTCGGCTTATGACACTCCAAACTTCACGGGTGAGGAGACTGGTCAATGTAGGGCGTGTCCATCCCATATTGAGCCGCATGAGGTCGCTACGCACCTCGTAGACGAGAGTTGGGTCAATGATGTGATGTCGGAGTTCGGTGACGATTCTCCGTTCGTTGAAGCCCGTGTACACGCCCGATTCCCTCAGACTGGTACGGGCAAGGTCATCCCTTATCAATGGGCAGAGTTGGCTACTACAAACGAGGATTTCCTGGATGGCGATGTCATCCGCCTGGGGGTCGATATTGCATCCGATGGTGGAGACGAATTCGTTGTGGCAAAGGCAGACGGATACAAAGTCAGCCTAGTTCACCGCTCCTCTGGTAAACAGAATTCAAACGCTGTAGATGTGGCTGGAGTTGTCATGCAGGAGATTGAGAAGGCAGTCGCCATCCACCACGAGCGAGGAATCAATGAAGCGGTCCGAGTCAAGATTGACACGATTGGTGTTGGTTGGGGAGTTGTCTCTCTCCTAGATAGATGGGTCAAAGAGCGAAAGACGAAAGCCCAGATTATCGGGGTCAATGTGGCAGAGCGTCCTAAAGACCAGACCAAGTTCAAGAATCAACGCGCTGAGATGTGGTGGAATATGCGCTCGCTACTCCAGCCTCGAGATGGTCGTCAAGATGTGCGCCTGGATGTAGACCGTCCAGTTCTGGCGCAGTTGGCTGGACCGACTTTTGAATCTGATTCCTCTGGTCGCATTTTGATTGAATCAAAGCAAGCAATGAAGAAACGCGGAGTTCATTCACCTGACCGCGCTGAAGCGATTCTCCTGGCGCTATACGAAAATAAAAATGTTGTACCAGTTACCGTACCAGTCTCGATTGGGCAGGTAAACCCTTGGACGGTGTAAAGCGCGGCGATTGGGATATTGACCTTAGATTTGGATTACAAGGTGAGGAGACAGTTAGCGCCTTATTGCAAGACCCAACGATTGAGGTAAAGACCGATAGGCGCTGGATTGAAACGGGCAATGTCTATATCGAAACCTGGTGCTGGTCACACAATAACCACAATTGGTATCCAGGCGGGATTTTAGGCACCAAGGCTAAATACTGGGCTTTCAACCTAGAAGGCACGATTTTGATACTGGAAACCGAAAAGGTGAAACGGGCGTGTGAGTTGTACGGGAGACCATCGAAGTGCGCCATCCCGCCTAACTACTCACACGGGTTTTTAGTCCGTGCTACCGAGTTGCTCGATATCGCTCGGAACGGATAGAAAGTCGATTACCTGCTCAACAATGATTACATCCCGTCCTTCGACTTTATGTGAGTAATCGCCAGAGAACGCCTCTATTTCACGAATCACAAATTTACGAATCTCATCATTCAGCGTTTTCTTATATTGCTGTTCTACGAATTCAACCAAGTTTTTATTTTGTACAGAATTTTGTACAAGTTGTACAGATTCCAAAAGTTCAAATAGCGATGGCATTATGCTCCCTACATTCGCACCCGTGCCGTCCATCGTCAGGGCAGTAATAGTATGTTTTATTTTCAGGCTCTTTGCAATGCGGGCAGGATTTCTCCTCCTCGACAATTACAGCCTGAGCATCGGTATATTCCTCGCCGCAATGGTAACAATAGGCAAGACCATCCGCCCAGTCATTCTGCCATCGCAGGTAGCGCTCTCGGCTACGCTCTTCAAGACTTTGGCTCATTTCAACTCCTCTTAATATAGTTGGTGTCTTTGCAACCATCGCAAATCAAATAGATTTTTTTATCATCCATGTGGATTGTTAATCCTTTATATTCGCACTTTGCACATTTCCAATGTCTCATTTAGATATCCTCACTCGTGAGATACGGATTATGCCGCGCTTTCGGTAGATGAAGAAAGTCATGCCGCCACCGATTCTGACTTCATTTTCTTCCAGCGCTTATATTCGGATGACTGGACCACGATGCCGTAGCCGCTATTGACTTCCTGAGCGCCATCCCAGAGTTCTTTAGCGATTGCTCCGCGACCTTCATAACCCTCATCGATGAATCGCTCAAAGTTGCCGTTTGCATCGCTGAGAATCCATCCACGCTGAGGATTGCCATTAGTTGAATTTGGAGCCTTGATGTAAGTAAGGAATTTCATTACGCCACCGCCTTTTCTGATTGCTTTACGATTTCATGCTTATATGAACGCCAGTTGGTAATTCTGTATCCAGTCCCACCTACTGTGCGGAATTTGCTACCGCCTTCCCATAGAAAGACATGACCTGAGTAGCCATTACGAAAATCGATTTCCTTATCGAAAATGATTTTGTCGCCGATTTCTAACTTAGGAGCAACGAGTTGTTGCGCCGCCTTGGTTCTCCACTCTATAGCGAATTCACTATATGTCGGAGTGAGCAATTCGAGGACCTTGCGTGGGCAGTCATAAACGAACGGACCAGATGACTCGTCAATTGCCTTGAGAGCAACCTGACCATTGCGGCGCTTAGACAACACAATCAATGCGCTGACTTCGCCAGTTGCCTTTTCCTTGAGAGCCAAGTAAAAAGGAACTTCGCCATGAACGCGCTTGCCCTGACCAATAGCCAAGTCGTAATGTTGCGACCTACATTTGTTACATCCCAACCCATTTTTATTTCCTCTCTCTAGGACACCCCTAGCATATCAAACTAGGGGTGGTTATTCAATTGTTTAGCAGGTCTGACTTTGACCCTTTGGCTTTCCGTCCCATGGAAACGCGCTTGCGTAACTATTGAGGTTTACATACCAACCGTTTTCTCCAGCGTATTTTGTTTGAATTCGCTTTTGCTTGATTGCATATGTCTTAGTCACATATTCGTTGGTGTCCCAATCACGAACCTGGTATTCAGATGAATCAGTTGGGATTACATTCTGGTGCGCCCATCCTGTGATTTCTGTGATTTCAGAACCGACCTTCTGAATCCAAACAGATGAAGCGCTGACTTTCACGACCTTGAAAAACTCAATGTTTGTTTGGTCGTAGCCCCATGATGAGTAAAGAATCTGACCTACATATGGTTTTGTTGATACTGTCTCTAGTACCTGTGTCATGTTGTCCTCCTCTCGGACAAGTAAAGGATATCAAACGGGGGTTAATAATGCAAGTAGCAAAAGGTGGAATTAGGGAACCTTTTGGCACCAAATTTAGGGCTAAATTTAGGTCTAACTTTCGAACATATGTTCGATGTATACTGGGGTTGATGAAACGGGTCTGAACAATCCGTGTAAATCTAGTTATTACCAAAACCTACGCTGTGAGCGCATCATACGAAGGTGTTCAGACCGATGGAGATTGCTCTGCTAACTCACTAGGTAGTAACAGCCCACGGGATACCACGGTGGGCGCATATCGTGGGTACTGGGTACGGGCGAGCCTCCAAAACTTGCCTTGCAGAGTTCGATTCTTTGACACGGTGCAAGGCTAGAAACGCAGAGATGCGTGTCTATGTCTTAGCCGCCCTCTATACAGTTGGCAGAGGGCTTTACATCCTCAGTCGTTTCGATGGCTGACCGCGGAAGTCCCTGCCTCAATCTGGAGATGCAGGGGCTTCCTGTTATTGGTCTGTAACTCAGTTGGTAGAGTGGCGAACTGTTAATTCGTAAGTCGCAAGTTCGAGTCTTGCCAGACCAGCAAAACCTAACAAAACTTTAATGGGATTGTTAGGTATTAAAGAAAACCTAACAAAACTTTAATCAGCCTGTGAGGTATCATTTACACATTCTTCGAAGGAATGGACCCACAATGGCAAAAGACGGAATCAATGTAGGCGAGTACGCCCTTAGCACTAACAACATGACTAAGGCTCTCGGCGATATCACCTCAAACATGGGAGCCTCGCTTCTACGCGCTTCTCTCAACGACCTCCTAGCCGATACCGTGGACCTTTACTTCCGCGCCCATGGCTTCCATTGGAATGTCAAGGGTTCGGACTTCGCTCAGTATCACGAACTATTCGGCGAAATTTATGAGGACCTATACGGCTCAATTGACCCAATTGCTGAAAACATCCTCAAAATTGGCTTCGATGCGCCATTCGATATTCGCGCCTTTGCTCAGTTGAGTGATATTCCAGCGGGTTCAGCAATGTCAGATATGCCTGGTTCAATGGCGACTGACCTATACACAGGACTTGATGCTCTTATCGCTTGCCTTAACCGTGCCTTCGAAAACGCCACAGGTGCTAACGAGCAGGGAATCGCAAACTTTATCGCTGACCGCATCGACATGACTAAAAAGTGGATGTGGCAGTTGCGTTCTTCTATCGGCGGCTAACCGATGGCGAGAAAAATCCAGACTGGCACACAGTTAAAAGTTCAGCGCACTTCGGGACGAATTCAGTCAGCAATCGTTAAGGCGGTTACAGACCAAAACACAATTACCGCGCAAGTTGGTAAGGATGCGACTTTCTCTGCGACTCGTTCTTCCTCGACAACTACACGAGGAAACAATTTCAAAGAGGGTGCATCTAAGGGAAGTATGCTCTTTGCTGGAACATCTTCTAGCAATCTTTCAATTGCCAATAGCGCAGATTTCAGATTCGGCACAGGCGATTTCACAATTGAATGGTGGCAGTATCAAACCGATACTAATTCGGCTCCACGAATTTTTGCCATGGGTACATACCCATCTCAGTCGATTGGCGTATCCCTTGAAGGCGGAAGTTTCTACCTGTGGGTATCTGGTGCAAACAATATGGGTACAACGCCAACTAAAAACGCTTGGCACCATGTAGCAATTAGCCGTAGCGGAACATCTCTCAAACTCTTTGTAGATGGAACACAAAAAGGTTCAACGCTTACAAATAGTACAAATTTTGCAGACGCTTCAAATTTACTCCGCATTGGTAACGAAACATCGGCTACCACAAATGCGGCTTTTGGCGGAAAGATTACAAACTTTCATTGGGTCAAGGGAACGGCTAAGTACACAGCAAACTTCACGCCTAGCACTTCGCCACTAACGGCAGTTGCTAACTCCAAGTTGCTGTTATTGGCTTCTACCTCATCTGCCCTAGTTACAGATTCATCAGGGACAAGCAAGACAGTTACCAATAACAGCGTAACTTGGGATAGCGCTTCGCCTTTTTAGTTACCTATAAAGGTCTGAATTACTGATGAAATAACCATCAGGATGAAACTACCTAGCAAGGTAATGCCCCAGAGATAACGCAATTCTGGGAACTTTGCAGGTGGGCGCTTCTGGCGCACAATCTGGTTGATTACCTTTGGCTTGATGATGTCATCAAACTTCTCATCTACTTCTTGATTGTTCATTTTGTCCTCTCTCTGTTTTTATTTATGCGTGTGCTGTATCAAGA